TGACCAAATCAAAGACGCCCTTGAGTTCAACCCCGAGGCTTACGGTCATGTTGAAACGGTTATTGCACCTGACCATCTTTCGCTCACGGTCGAAACGGCGGGGTGGATTCTTGGGCTAACTCATGGTCACACTGCAAAAGCAAGCGGGACCGCAGAACAAAAATTAAAAGGTTGGTTGAGCCGAATGTCTTTAGGGCGTCAACCAATTGGCGAATGTGACATTTTGGTGACTGGTCATTACCATCACTTACGACAAGCCGACTGGGGAAGCGTCCACTGGATTCAAGCCCCGGCATTAGACGGAGGTTCGGAATGGTTCAGACTAACAACAGGAGAACACAGTCAACCGGGAGTTCTAACGTTCGCAACGTATCCGGAAGTGAAAGTGAAAGACCTGCAAATCCTATGATGAGCGTTGACGACATTGCGTCCTATGCGGCTCAATTGGTTCAAAAAGACCGTAATGCAGATTATGACCACCCATTAGATAACTTCACCCGGATAGCCCGGATATGGGAAGTAATTCTTGATGCCCCGGTAACAGCCGAACAAGTAGCGCTTTGTATGGTTGGTGTAAAAATTGGACGAGAGGTTCATAAAACAAAATTAGATAACACCGTTGACGGTATTGGATATTTCTTAACATTAGCAATGGTTCAACAAGAACGTGCGGAGCGGGAACGTTTAAATAAACAAGAGCAGTGATAACATTTATGCGAACGAGTCCTTAGAGACCCCAACCGTTGTCGTGACCAAGAGTCCTATTCGGTACTGGGGTCCTTCCTGTCTAAAGGAGGCAGAATGGCACAGTACCGCGCACTGGTTGGGATTGATTACCCGCCTAATAAGCGAGTCGAAGCAGGCGAAGTTGTCTCTGACCTGCCCGGCGACGCAATTAAATGGCTTCTTGAAGACGGTCTCATTGAAGACTCCAGCAAGCCAGCAAAGAAAGTTGAAACAGTAGTTGAAGAAACTCCTGTTGTTAAAGAAACAATTATAGAACCAGTTGCAGAAGTAACTGAAGAAGCCTCAGAAGAAGGAGAGGCTGAATAATGCCTACTTTTCGTCACGGTAAAAATACAGTCGTTCTTTTTGATAAGTACGACCTAAGCCAATACTTTAACTCAGCAACAGTTTCTGCAATGGCAGAAGCGGTTGAAACAACAACATTTGGTTCAGCAAATAAAACTTTTGCTATTGGTCAAAAAGATGGCACAGTAAGTTTTGAAGGTCTATGGTCTGGTGTTCTTGATACAGATGGCGCAGATGCGGTTCTTCATACCGCTATTGCATCAACAACAAAGAAAATTATTACTGTTGCAACAGAAGGCGCTACTTTAGGTCGTCGTGCAAAGTTAATCAATACTGATGAAACTTCTTATGAAATCAAAGCCGCTGTTGCCGACATGGTAACAATTTCCGCTCAAGCGCAAGCAAGCGGAACAGTTGGAGGTCTTGATGGTGGCGTTCTACTTGCCGCAAGTCAAACACTCACTGCAACAGTAGCAAACACAGGTGTGGACAATGCCACCGCAAGCACAAATGGCGGCGTTGCTCATTTGCATGTTACGACTAATACCCGTAATGGTGCAATCACAGTAAAGGTGCAACACTCATCCAATAACTCAACTTGGGCTGATTTGGCTTCCTTTACAGCAACAACTTCAGCAACAACTACTTCAGAAAGAATTGAAATAGCCGCTGGAACATCAGTAAACCGATACGTTCGAGCGAACGTGTCGTCTTTTGCAGGGTCAACCGGCTCCGCAATCATCACCGTTGGATTCGCAAGGAGATAAAATGCCAACATTTCGCCACGGTAAAAACTCGCAGTTCACTATCGCAGATAGCGGCGCAGTTGTTCGTGATATCAGCAATTCGCTGAACTCAGTAACAATGCCACGCTCTATCGAAACTTTGGAAACCACTTCTTTCGGTTCAACATCGAAATCTTATGTAATTGGTTTCTCAGATTCAACAATCTCAGTGGAGGGCTCATTCGACGCAACAGTTGATGGATACCTTTCAGGGCTTGTTGGTAATGACACCGCGAGCGCATTTGTATATGGACCAGAAGGTACAACAGCAGGTAACACTAAGTACACAGGTTCTGCTTTCCTAACTTCATACGAGGTAAAGGGCGGCGTAGGAGATATCGTTTCCTACTCAGCGCAGTTCCAAGTAACAGGTGCTGTCACACGCGGTACTTACGCTTAATAAAAACAACTTAATAACCCAATAACCGAGTCCTAGAGACCCAAATCGAAAGAGAGAGTAATCGTGTCCTTAAGAGACCAGATTTTAAGTAGCAATGACATTCCTAAAGAACTTGTAAAAGTTAAAGAGTGGAATGTTTCTATCGAAGTACGAGGTATGACAGGTGCCGAGCGCACCCGTATCTTGGATTTAGCCCAAGGCGACGGCGGAATGAACCTGCAAATGGTTTATCCGGAAATTGTTATTTCAACAGCGTTCGATGCTGAAACAGGGGAAAAGATTTTTGCCCCTGAAGACCGAACAGCGTTACTCTCAAAGTCAGCAAACGCACTTGATGCACTAGCAACAGTTGGTATGCGACTTTCAGGTTTCCTAGCAGAAACACAAAATGATTTGGGAAAAGATTCGTCCGAAACGGTTATAGAAGATTCGTCTTCGAATTAGCACAAAGGTTGGGTCGGACTGTCGATGAACTTCTAAACGGCAGTCCTTCCCATAACCCAATCTCTGCAATCGAATTGGCGGAATGGGAATCACTAGAACAAGTTCGTGCTTGGGAGCAGGAAGAAGCAAATAGGAGGTGACGCATGGCTGATTACAATATAAAAGGCGAAATGACCCTCGCAACGGGGTCCTTTGTAGCCTCGGCTAAACAAGCGTCAGATTCTCATAATCGTTTAAATACTCAATCAAAAACTACTGGCGCCGGGATTGACATGCTCGGCGGAGTAATGAAAAAACTTGCAGTGGGTGCGCTTGCAGGATTTATTATCAAATTAGGTAAAGATTCAGTTCAAGCGGCACAGACCGCTGGAGCGGCACAAAATCGTTTAAGAATGCTTCTGCTTGCAACAGGCGGAGCAACAGAAGACCAGATTAAAATTCTGAATCAACAAGCCGCCGCACTTGAAAATATGACTGTTGTATCAAAAGATAACATTACAGTCGTTCAATCACAGTTGGCAACATTTGATTTGGGTTCAAAAGCAATTGCCACCATGACTCCTGCAATCCTTGACTATGTAGTTGCCGAAAAGGGCGCTAAGGCAAGCGCAGATGAATACCGTCAAATGACTAACGGCCTAGCACTGGCCCTCAATGGTCAGTTTGGCGCACTTACTCGCGTTGGTTTCGTATTGGATGCTAAGACAAAAGCAGACATTAAATCCGGTACAGAAATGGAAAGAGCCGCCGCAATTGTTCGAGTTTTGAACTCAACATATAAAGATTTTGCTTCAACCGCTGGAGATACTGCCGCGGGAGCGCAACAAAAATTAGGTGTTCAGATAGCCAACTTAAAACAATCATTTGGCGAAATGTTATTGCCTACTATTCAAAAAGTTCAAGGATTTATCGCTAATAAACTTTTGCCTATTATCAATGGACTGATGGAAAAGTTTAAAGATGGTACGGCTATTCAAAGACTTATAACTTTTGTGGGTTCACTTTTAAAAAATCTTTTTGATTTCGGGTCTGCAATTGCTCAAATTATTGGACCTGTTGTCACTGACATCTTGGTGCCTGCTTTCCTATTAGTAGGAGCCGCTATTGTTGGTGCAATTCGAGTTCTTGGCAAACTCGGCACATTCTTGCAAGAGCATAAGGGAATCATGGTTGCAGTATCAGCCGTTATTGCTGGAGCCGCAATGGGGTTCCTTATTTTTAATGCCGCTTTATTTGCCCATGCCGCTATTCTTAAAATTGTTAAAGGCGCTCAAATTGCGTTTCAAGTTGTTCAAACGTTAATGACTGGTGGACAACTTGCACAAATTGCAAGCACAAATACATTGGCCGCTTCAATGCTTAAATTAAATGCCACGATGGCCGCTAACCCAATTGGTTTAATAGTCGCAGGCATTGCTGTTCTAGTTGCGGCTTTTGTTGTCGCTTGGAACCATTCAGAAACATTCCGCAAAGTTATCATTGCTATTGCTAAGGCCGGAGTTATTGGTTTTGGGTATTTAATTGAGTGGATTGGCAAACTAGCAACAGGCGTATTAAAAGTTGCTTCAGGACCTTTGCGATTGCTTCTTAAAGGATTAGCATTACTTAAAGTTCCGGGTGCTAAACAAGCACTTGATGGTATTACTGGCGCAATAGACAACGTGGGAACGTTTTTTGATGATGCGGCAAAAAAGGTTAAAG